TAAATATTTCAAAAAATATGTCTATTCTTGGAAAAAGAACGGGAAGACCAATAAGTAGAATTCAATTTAATTCAATTCTCAAAAAATTTATAGTTTTCCTAAAAAGGGAACTAGGTTTGACTATTGATATTCCTTATATACTCATTGATGATCCCGATTTTTCAAAGAAAAATAAAGCATTTGGTATGATGAATAGTGATGGCATTGTTTACATTAGTATTATTAATCGCCATCCATTAGACATCTTAAGAACCGTTGCTCATGAGTATGTTCATTACAAACAATCTATTAAACGTGTTGCAATCAACCCAAATCCTGGCAGTCCTTCAGAAAATGAAGCAAATGCAAAAGCAGGAGAAATTATGAGGAAGTATGGGAAACTTCATCCAGAATTATTTGATCTAATTTCTATTAGATGATTTAATTCTTTTATTGGGGCGTTCGTATAACGGTTATTACTCTGGATTTGCATTCCAGCAATAAGGATTCAATTTCCTTACGCTCCATTCTATTATAAGTGGACGATTTTTAAACTGGCACAAGGTGTCATGACAGATCCAGCATTGTGGATTATTATACTGGCATGTCCACAAAACCTCAAATGAAAAACACACACCTCGAACACCCCGAAGATTCAATTCTGACTGGCGATCTATCAGTACTGGATTGGTTTGTGACTCCTGGACACCTTTCTGTAAAGATTGATGGAAGTCCTGCAATTGTGTGGGGTACAAATCCTGCCAATGGAAACTTTTTTGTTGGAACTAAATCAGTATTCAATAAGGTGAAAATCAAAATCAACCATTCGCATGAAGAGATTGATGTGAATCATGAAGGTAGAGTCGCAGACATTCTTCATGTTTGCTTTGATTGGTTACCTCGCACGGAATGCATCTATCAGGGCGACCTTATTGGGTTTGGTGGACTTTCTGAATATACTCCCAACATCATCACTTACAAATTTCCTGAGGTAGTAGAACAAAATATCATTCTTTGTCCACACACCTGCTATTATGCTGAGAGTGATCTTCGTGATGCTGTGGCAATGCCTGATCGTGCAATCTGGTATGATACTGAGTCAGTCAAGTTTGTGAAACCTGAAGCATACATTCTGCACCGTCAAGATTCATTCTATGATGTCGAGGAGATTTGTAAGTTTGCCCGTCAGATGGCACAAACTGCCATCTTCGTTCATGGTAAACAACTGGCAGAATTGAAGAAAGCAATCAATGCTTGCATTCGTGAGGATCGTGATATTCAAGATGATGCCTTTGATTGTGATGTAAATCTCATTCGCTTGTGGAAACTTGTCAAGTCGATTAAAGAAGACTGCCTGTTTCTGTGTCGGAACAATGGTCCTGAAGCATATATTGGGAATGATCGAATTGACGCTGAAGGTTATGTGATGACGAATGACTATGGTATGTTTAAATTGGTCAACCGTGAGGTGTTTTCTCATGCCAATTTCACGATGCAAAAGAACTGGTAGTCATAAATATAAGTATATTTTATTGTTTATGAGCACTTTGAATACGGAAAATTGGAATAGGAAATGAAAAGTTTTTCGAAATTTATAACCGAAGCAACCAGCAGAGCAGTTCAACAGGCGACTCGTATGGGTCTTGTCACTGATGGGCATGGTGGATGGTATAATAGAGCGACAGGAGAATTTACTGCCAAAACCTCTCAGGGGGAATTGAAGTTCTATAATAAGCGCCAAGTAATTGGTGGAAAAGATCCTGCCCAAACCGAACAGGAAAAAAATCTTTCTCAAGCATCTTACGCACAACCTGCTCCTCAACCAGCACCACAGCAAGCACCACAAGAACCAGTTCCACAAGAACAAGTTCCAGTAGATCAGCAACAAGTTCAAGAACCAGTTGCACAAGAACCATTTACTTTACCACCAGTTGAAAAAACTTTGGGAACTTTAACAATTGCTTTCGGACGTTTTAATCCTCCTACGATTGGACATCTTCAATTAATGGATACCGCCGCCGCTTCTGCAGAGCAAGATCAGAGCGATTATATCATCGTCCCCTCTCGTACTCAGGATGCAAAGAAAAATCCTCTTGATGCGGATACGAAGATCTCATATATGAGAAGAATGTTCCCTCAGCACAGTGAGAGAATTTATAATGATGCAAATATGAGAACCATTTTTGATGTGCTCAAAAAGGCACATAATGATGGATATTCTGCCGTAAGAATTGTTGGTGGTTCTGATCGAGTCAAAGAGTTTGATAAATTGGCAAATAATTATAATGGAAATCTATATCAATTTGATAATATTGAAGTAATTTCTTCTGGTGATAGAGATCCTGATGGTAAGGGTATTGAAGGAGTATCTGCTTCAAGAATGAGACTTGCCGCCGCCGAAGGTGACTTTAAAACTTTTCGTGGTGGATTACCTCCAGAAGTTCCTAGAAAGGAAGCAATGGAACTCTTTAGTGTACTTCGCCAATCTATGGGAATTGAAGAAATTCAGCAAGAAGAAATAAATGTTTGGGAAGTTGCTCCTAAATTTGATGCTCATACATTGCGTGAAAATTATATTTCAGAGAAAATTTTTAATATTGGTCAATTAGTGGAAAATCTGAATACTGGTATTATTGGAAGAATTATTCGAAGAGGTACTAATTACTTGATTTATGTGACCGAAGGTGGAATGATGTTTAAATCTTGGATTAAAGATTTGATGGAAACAAAGAAATATACTGAAGTTAAAATGGATAGTGAAATGAGAGAACCAGGAAAACCAAATACATTAGTGGGAACTCTCGGTGCATTTAAGCATTATGCAAGTAAAACTCCTGGAGCAGTTGGGACTGGTGCAGAGAACTTACAACCAGGTGGAAATGCTTATGGAATTAATTTCATAAATAAGTATAGAAAAAAGTAAGTATTAGATCTTCCAATGACTACTAAAATTTTTGAGGAACTTCCTTCCAGAGATAATAGACCTGCATCTGCCGAACCAGGAAGATCAGGACCTACGAATATAAAGGAAAAGATGGAGAAGAAAGTTCGTCAGGCAGTTTACGATATTCGCTATCGTGCAAGAAGAGAGGGCGTAGATATCAAACAAGCATATTCTCAATATATGCAAAATAGTAGTCTAAATGGTCAGGAAAGAAATATGGTAAAGGCAAAGATTTTTGGTACTGGAATGAGAGAAGATTATAATATTGGAGAATTTGCTTCGAGTTCAGTTGCAAATGCCCTTTTTAAAGTTTTTGTTGAAGGCTTAGAAGAAGGATCTACTCTTGGCGAGGAATATCTTCAAGAACTTAGAAATGGGTCTGATAGGAAGTATAAAATAAGAGTAACTGATAAAAACGGAACTTCTTATGTTCGTTATGCAACTCGTGATAAGATTAGTGATCTTCGTGCTAATCCAAATATTGAGTCAGTTGAAATGACCGAGTATGGTCAACCTTATGAAGGTGAAAGAACCAAAGGAGATAGAACCGCCGCCGCTAAGGCAGGTAAGGATTATGATGGCGATGGTAAAGTTGAATCTGGTGCTAAGGAACATGCTGGCGCAGTTCATAATGCAATCCAACGCAAGACCGGTGGAACTCCTGACGGTAAGGACACTTCCAGTGTAAAAGAAGATTTTGATTTTATTGAAGAAGGGAAGAAGAATAAAAAAAAAGATAGGAAATTTGATGTAATGCGTGGAAAAAGGAATGGAGTAAAACTTTTTCCAGAAACCAGTAAAGTTCATGAGGAAGTTGTTTCTGAAACTGCAGTAAGCACCGCCCAACAAAAATTTATGGGAATGGTTCATGCTTATAAGAATGGTGAAATGGAGAATGCTTCACCTGAAGTTAAGAATGCAGCAAAAAAAATGAGTGATACTGAAGCGAAGAAATTTGCTTCTACTAAGCATGAAGGTCTTCCAAAACATGTACAAAAGGAAGAAACTGCTTGCGATTCATCAGTACCTCAAAGAGATACTAGAGGTGATTATGCAAAAACTAATCTTATTAAAAACAAATTAAGATCTGGATTGGGAGTTAAGAATCCTATCGTAATGGTTTCTAATGAAGAAGATGTTAAAGAAGGTATGGGATTGAGTGTTGGAATTTCCAAACTTGCGGGACAACTTAATGCAAATCCAAGAACTTCTGCCGAAAAGGGTGCAAAGGATTTTCAAAAGAATGTTGCAGATCCAATTGGTAAAGTGGTAAAAGGTGCTGCACGTGCAGTTGTTCAACCTGCAAATATGTCTCCTGAAGCCCAAAAGGCAAGAACAGATAAGTACAAACCTTAATAGTTTTAATATTAAGATAAACCTATCTTAATACTAGAAGATCGGA